TCTTGTTCAACAACCTGATGATCGTCCCCTCATTCATTTTTCTTATGGCCCTTGAAAACTACATGGTTGGTTACTTAGTGTACCACTCCAAGCGGTTTTTCATGGCTATTTTGGGGAAGATAACCTTTCGCCATCGGATTGAATTGCAACCTTCTAATGATCAGCGCGATTTTGGCGATGATTTGAGGCCCATCGACTGCACCTTTGGACCCAGATGCTATGTCCCCGCCGAGGGTCGATATTGTGTCTCCGAGGTTGCTTACTTGTCTTTTGACTACTGGAGTCTACATTTTTGTCTTGGCGAACGAACCGTCGCCGACAGATGGGCTTCGAGCACGGCGGTGGCCTTGTTCGGGTCCACGATCACGTCTCACTTGTCCACAAAAGAGTACGCCAATGCTATCCGACGCAATCTATCCAAATGTTCGAAAATTGATTGGAATGCGGAAACGATGATCAGGAATGACATCATGGAGAGCACATGCTTACTATTGGAATATTTGAAGATGAAGATTGATCAAAAAGACTTCATTCGCTCTGTTGACATCACCTTCACCTCTGACGGCCCACTTTTGGGAAAACCCCGGTGGCTCAACCACTGGTACGGGAAGCTTTACGTTCTCCTGTGTGTTGGAGGGTTGGCCTACTTCGGCCTGGGTTTTTTGTCGGCACTGATCGCCACCATCATCAGATCGCTGTGTTTGTTCTGGGTTGCCATAACGAGCCTCAGCAGGACGGTGTCCGAGTTGGCAGCTAATGTCACATCCAACCCACCCAACTCAACGGGTTGGGAAGGGTTTGGCTCCTCTTTTGGAGTCTATGGGGCAAGAGTTACCGATTCGATGTACGAGAACGTCAAGATCAACACGCCAGATCCGCTGAAAGAACTCAGCTTCACCAATTTTTTCCCGGAGGCTTACAAAGACCGGGGAATAATGGGTGTTTTCAGCGAGTTTCACATTCCTGGGGTTGCTATGCCCATGGTTGACAGGAATGACGCCAAGACGACAGCGGCTGGATTAGTTCACCGCGGGGCTGCAACCACCCCAAAAGTCGATCGCGTTTGGAACCAACGGAAGAAAGAGATAGTCGACGAGATCGTTGACCGTCATTTTCTGCCGTATTGCGATTCAGACCTTATCTCCTTTGACGAAATGATCGACAACACTTCTTACACTCTGGACAGAAAACGACAGATTCGCGATTGGCACGCGAACAGATCTGAAGATTTCAGCCGCCCGACGCGACACAAGCAAACGGGCATGTTCAACAAGGAGGAGCCCTACCAGGAACCGAAGCAAGCGCGGAGCATCCAAGGGATGTACCGTACACTGCTGGAGTCCGATGTTTGGGGCAGTGTTGGCCGATTTGTTCACACGGCTCAGCGGGACGTTTACGATCTTGCTCCTTCCATCAAGCATCTCGATCCTCAAGGCATCATCGATAAGATGATGGGATTGGGGCCTGGCTCTAAGACCGTCAGCGATTACTCCTCTTATGAGGCGTCTTTCAAAGAGCAGGTCAAGGAGGCTGCCCAGTTCCGGTTATATGACCGCCTCACTGCCAACTTGTCGGATTACGCCAAGCGGGTTCGAGGTCAAGTGCGCTGGGTGTTAGGACGGACTGTTGATATCAAGAACAAGTTCTTTAATGCTACCATTAAGAACATCAAGTGTTCAGGTGATTTTGACACTGCACTCTCAAATTGGTTCGATAATGTTGCGACATGGTTGACTGTCTTTGACATGAAACATGGCGTGCATTGGACTGATGCGATCAATTGGATCC